TTTCCTCCATTGCTCCTTTGTCCCTATGGGGGGGTAAAGCAACGAGTCCCGTGAAGCGCAATGCTATCACAACCGTTTTGGAGAGTCTATGTCGTCAGACCCCGCACGTCCCACAATCGGGCCGTGCCTTTGTCACTGGGTTGGTCCCAATCATGATATCGCTGTCGATGCGCCCAATTTAACGTCGAGGGAAGACGAATCGTGAGTTATGCCTGGGCAGGGCACTCCTCGTCGTCACTGATGGGATCAGTGACTCTAACGATACAACCGGTCTCAGATTCCTGCGAGACATGAACATGACCAAAGAGATGCGGAGCCGCACCCACGAGCTCGAAGAGCTCTGCCATGTCACAGAAGTCAAGTTCCCCAAACAGTAGGGTCCTCTCCTCCTCTTCGCAAGCGATATCGGCATTTGCAATAAACCAATCACGCCTCAGATCCTTTTCAAAGCGATCAGGCCTAGGATGACGAGCCAGGTACGTTGTCCCCGGTCGCTTGACAGGTGTGACCCAGAATGGATGGAGTAGCATGGCATCCGAAGCTATGCAGTAGTCGCGATCACCGATCGTCAGTCTACCACCATGGGAACGAAACTTGGTCCGTCCATCCCCCGCTCGGAGCACACCGTGCTTCTCCTTCGAACGCAGAAGTTGAGATAAATGCTCCAACCTCCCTGTGATGGCGTGCATTTTGGACACGACCTTCAGCAGCTTTTTCGACTCTGGTTCAAAACCACCGTCCTCAGGCTTTCCCGACAACCACGGAGCGGTCACCGGTTGAGGCACTGCACAGAGTTGACCAGTGAGATGCTCTCGAGCCAGGGGCAATTCGGATATGACACCATAGGGGGTATCATCAAAAATCATCCCAGCCACAAGGCGCTGCGCCCATGTGACTTTCGTCTCGAAGCCCTCAGGCTTGGTCACTCCCATACCACCCAAACTGATCGGAAGAAACAAGTTCCGTCCCATGCACTCAGCCTTAATCTCCGCCTTGAATCGACAGAGGTACTGTGCCAGGAGATCCTTGCCCTTGCCAGGCAGGGCACCAGCTGTGATGCGGTCTATCGTGGAGACGTACGACTTTTGGTCATCGTCCAGTCCATCCACGCCAGTGTCATCCCCCCCCAGGACCTTGTTCTGTCCAAAGAAGAGCCCAACATTCAGGAACGGAATGTATTTGGGTGTTGACGACTGGGGTAGCACCGTCCACCAAGAGGTTCCCGCAGGGCGGGACCTCCCATGCCGGAGATCAGTATCTTCGAAGCGCTCGACGTAGCGGAACCGCGTCAGGTCGAAGTGGTAGCATGCAGAATTGGCATTCGCATAGACAGGGTGATGATAGGCTTTCCCAGGACTCATTTCTAAGCCCACGGCATTACCCATCGCCACATGGTCCGACCAAAGGGATTTAGGCGCAACGTACAACATGTCGTCGCCGTTCACCAGAACTCCCTTCAACTTATCCGCGAGGGGTCGCGGGTCCTCCGAGATGACAGCCAAGTAGAGTCCAAGATTGGCAAGACAGAGGATGGGAAACGAAAGGATCGAACCCATAAGTTGGCCATTACGTTGCTGAACCGGAAGCACGTCCGTATCAAATGGCTTTGGATACTCACACATATGAGGTGCAAGCACGGACCGCCACATGTTGCACATGGCAGGATCCTGTCCCTCGATAATGGTCTCGAGGATTGAGGCAGACAACCGGGCAGAGAGCCGGTCAGTAGCCGCAGAGTAGTCAATCGAGAACCACTCCAGAGGCCCATCACCTGTGACCACAGGGTTGATGGCCAGATCGTACAAATCTGTAGCCTGGAGTGGCGCCCCAATCAAACGGAAGCATCCCATTTCCCTCAAGACGCCATGAAGGCGCTGCTGCAAAACCTTGCTAGCATAGTAGGGCGCCGCGTTTCCTTTCGAAATGACGCGGACCTTGAGCGGTTCAAGAACCGCCTGGATTGTCGCCTTCAGTGTGCGCTGTTCCTGCGCATACATCACGTTTGTACGACGTAAGTGGTGGTACCACTCGAGCTCCCCGCTTGGGTAAGCGTACTCCTCAATCACCACGTTCAGTTCGACACGTCCACTGACGATCGCCCGAGGGTAGAAAGTCATGCGAACTAGGTCAGGATTGAGTCTCCCAACGGAACTTGCAACATGGTTCTTCGGATTAGCGGCCTGGATCCTTGGTAGCTTTCGTACGATTGCTCCAAGCTGTCCACCTTTGGCACGACTCGCCTCCCAACATGCCCGCGTGGATGCGGCATGGGAGGTCTCCTCTGGGGTGAGCCAATCATCCCCCCTTCCAGCAGTTGAGTAACGCTGCTGAAGAGTCTGTCTGACCTTGACCAGGACAGGCTTCAATTCCTTCATGACACGGTCGTGTGTTTCTTCTGTGATGGGATCAGGACGATCCATCGCCTTTCTGTGCTCTTTGTACGTGGTTAAAACCAATTCGTCAGAGGCTGGGGCAGCGCATCGCTTGCCTTGCAGGAAGGAGTACCAGAGATGGGTGTTCTTGGTACAGAATACACGCAATCGCGTTTTGGCCCAGTTACGATACTGGCCGGTCGGCTGAAACGGCTGATCGGGAACCTTGGGTGCCTCGCACCGCAAGTATTTCGCCATAGGAGCAACAGTAAGGTACTTTGCTCTTTTGAAGTAGACCGCCTCATCTTGATCGATTAGGTAGGCGGTAGCCTGGGTCCTGAAACTGTCGATGACAGGTTGAGGGGCTCCGTGGTGTGCCAAGATCAGCACCAAACCGCGGAGCAGCGCCCGAGCTCTCTCGCTCGCAGTATGGACTGCAGCGATCTCGTCGAGAGGATCTCTCTCGTCGACAGGAGGCTCATGAACTCCTGGGGCCGCGCAAGGGCCCAAATTGGATGAGACAGCTTTAGCTGTACCCGGAGACAAACTCGGGGAGTACGCCGCGGAATCGAATCTAGATCCCTCCGCTACCTCATCTTTCATGTTGATTATTCTGACTTGTTCGTCATGTGTTGACAACATTTTCAAGATTCTGGATGGTTTTACGAC